CTCATGCTCTAACTACTCCTGTTGGATCGTCAACTACTGCTTCCACAGTATCGTCATTAATTAAGCGAAACTCTTGTCCGTACATTTTCATGCGAGTACCTGAATAAGCTCTAAATATTACCCAATCTCCAGCTTTACACCAATTTCCGCTAGGAAATCTTTTAGTATCGTTATAGCATTCTGGTCCAAGTTTCAAAACGAATCCGCAAATATTGCTTACTTCTTCGTCTTTTACTGTTGTAGATGCTTTAATAATACCGCCTTCGGTTTTTTCTTCCGCAGTAGGCATTGCAATTAAAATCTTCCAACCTTTAGGTTCAGGCAGTTGACTTTTAACTTCATCATTTACTATTGGAGTTTTAACACTTTCTGGTTCAGGTAATTTTATTGCTTTTTTATTACTCATATTTTGCACGACTTTAGGAGTCGAGTTCCTATTTTTCTAAGTTCCTTTGGACATAATCCAAAAGTTCTCTCTCTGCAAGGGCTAAACCCTCGACAATACCAGCCATTTTTTGATACTCGGAGAAATCTTTACAAGCTCCTGTACTCATATGGTCAGCATGTTCATTCATCATACCACGCAACTTCAACTTCATATGTTCTGAAAGTGATAGCTGTGTGATATCATTATTCATTCTTAGTGATATCTTTTCCTATATTTAAACCTATGTCAATACCTTTTTGATATTCTTCTCTTTCTGCTTTATCTTCTATTTGTTTATTTGCAAGCAAATCGCTAGCAGTTGCTTGTCCTATTCTAGCACCAGCAATTTCAGCTTGAGTTTTAATACGTTCTTTTTCTATCTCATCTCTAGCAGCAGCTTTTGCAGCATCCAACTGTAATCTGCTTCTATCTTCTTCTATCTTACGTTGTAAATCACCTTCTTTAATAGCCATTTCTCTTTCTTTAGCCATTATCAATGGGTCTTTCTGTTGTTCTTGTATTCTTTCCTGCTCTGCTCTTTGTTGAGAAGTACCGAGAACTCGTTGAGCAGCTTCTGCTACTAGACTTGATATACGTTTTTCTACATCTGCTGGTAGCGGTACACCTTCTGGTGGTAATTCAATTCCCATTTCAGCTTCTACTTCTTTTCTATATTTCATAGTTAAGTGTTCATTTACATAAGCTGAGGCTGAAGCAAGTATAGCTGGTGCTGTAGGACTCTGTTCAACAGTCTGCATAATTTCTGGGTTTTGTTGTGCAGAAGCTACTACTGCTATGTGTGCTTCGTGATCTTGTTCTATAAATGCTTTAACAGGTTTACCATTTATTAAGTTTTGTACAGCCGTTACTGGATCAACAGGTTTAACATCATCAGTATCAGGAATAATGTCTTGTACATCTTCTATACCTAATACATTTAACATCTGTCTATGTAATTCAGGAAGGTTATACATTTCAGGGGATGATTGTGCCAACTGCATTGCAGCTTGATATTGCATAATTCTTTGTGCCATTGTTGCAGCATTTGGGTCTGATACTGGCAATACGTCTACTCTGTTGTCAAAATCTTCCGCTTTTATAAATTCTTCTTCATCTGTTTCATATGGGTAAGCAGGGTCTGTAAAGTCTTTTACAATGCCTACTAATATATCAAACTCTTTTCTCATCGATGCGTGTAGCCTTGCTTGTACTGCACTCATTACTTTTTGATTTCTTTCTAACAAAGCCAGTGTAGTTCCAACTGGTGCTTGGCTATTCATATCAGATACTTTCATATCAGAAATGCTAGCAAAACGCCTGCCTTCTTCTACTATGTTTTGTAATAACTGGTATAAAGTTCCTGATGGTTCTTTGTATGGTAAGAAGGTTATATTGTCTCTAATAGCTCCACCAGGAACATCAACATCTCTAAACTCTCCAGGCATGATCGGGGTGTCATCGCCTTTTATACGCAAGCCTCTTGCTTTTAAACCACCAGGAAGGTTAGATAAAGTACCAGCATCTACTAATTGTCTTAGTATAGATGTAGCTGATTTAGCCAATCCACCAACCATGTGTATCAAACCAAAACCATAAAATCCTAATCCAGGAAGATATTGATAGTGAACAAAGTGCATTCTTCTAATTTTTTTAGAATCATCTTCGTAATAATTTCTACGAATACTTAATATAAGACCACTAGGATAATCAATCGTTACAACGTAAGGTATAGCTATACCTGTTTCTTCTCCTGATTCATCTGTATCTTCAAACCCTTCTAGGTCTAAATCTACTTGCATTTCTAATATAGTGTGACTGTTATCGTAATTATAAGTATCTGATTCGCCTGTTAATTCGTTGTATTTTTTATTAATATCAGAAGTATTTTGTGATCCATCGGGTATTTCTATGTCTCTGTAGAAACCATTAACTTGCATTTTTCTTACAACATTAGAAGACTTACGCATAACGTGTGTTGCACGTTCACAAGTTTCTAGGTCACTAGCACCATAATTAACTACTACGTCTTCTGCTGGTACAAAAATAGAACTTGGTCTGTCTAAACTAGGATCAAAATAAACTTTACGAAAAGCAGACCCTGCCAAAGGTAAAGAAAATAACATCTTTTCTGTTTCTGTTCTGTACTCAGACATCTCATACGTTAATAAATAGTTTAAGTAATCTTGTACCCTTTGAGATTGTTTTTCTTTTTCTTCTGTTACTTTGCCAACTATTTTTGTTCTTACAGGTCCTTGAGCAGGAAACATCTCTGTTATGGATTGGGATTGGAATCGTATTACAGCCTCGCTTAACATAGGATGGAATACGCCACATGCACCTGCCCAAGGCTGCGTTCTTTCTTCTATTTTTAAACCTAATTGATCTAAACCTTTGGTGTAAGTTTCTTCCCACTCAGAACGGGATTCTCTGTCTCCATTATAAGAACTTACTAATTCTCCACCAAGCTCTTGTAATACTTGGTCATCCATAAACTCTGCAAGATTAGAATCAAAGTCTTCATCTTCTATTTCTGAAGCATTAGGATCAAAATCAATAATCATGCCACCATCATCAGTATCTATAGCAACTGATTCAGGATTTTCTATTTCTATAGTGAGTTCTTCTTCAGGTTCTTGTTCTATTAATCCATCTATAGGTGTAGCTGGTTGTCTTTCTATTGCCATTTAATATCCTAATAATAATTTGCAGTTCGGTTATGTTCCAAAGGCTCATCTTCTTCGTCTGAGTGCAAGGGAATAAAACCACCTTGTCTGAATCTTAACAGAGCTTGCGTAGTGCTATCAACTAAATCGTCATGTTCCATATTAGGGAATCCAGCGAATTCTTCAACTACTTCTTCAGCCCATCTGGTTGAGGGAGCATGTACAACTCCTGAAGCAAACAGATCAGATACTGCATTTACTCTTGATATTTTATCGTTCCCTCTGCTTGGTGTGTATTCTTGTACTGGTATTCCTATTGCTCTTAATTCAAAGATTAGAGGTAAGCCAGCAGCTTTTGCTTCTACAATGAACGCATCAGGCTTATAGGCGGTGTACTTCTCAAAAGCCATTTTCTTTAGCTCAGGGAACTCTAAACGCTCTTTATAGGCATCTAGGAGTATAAGATTAGGAGCCATCATTCCATCGTCATCTTCTTTGTAGAAAACTCCCCATGTGGTACATGCAGAGTAGTCAGCCCTTTGATTCTTCATAAAAGCCGTGTCCCAACTTTGAATAACAAACTCACAATCGGGCGGTTCTCTTCCTTCCCATACTTGCCACCATTCTCTTTTAACAATCGCTCCTTCTTCTGAAGTTGGGTCTTGTTGGTACTGAGCCATCCATTTACTGTTGGGTAGCTCCGCTTTCAATGCTTGTAATTCTTCCATCTTCCAGAATTCACCCCATAGTGGGTTTCCAGAAGGCATGATTGCAGGAAGTTCTATGACTTCCCATTGGTCTGCACCGCCACGCTTTATACTTGCGTCAACAACTTGACCTGTTAAATCTTTATTATGCCACCTTGTCATCACTACAACGATAGAACCATTAGGTTGTAAACGCTGTCTTGGACCAGATGTGTACCACTCGTAGGTACGATTGAAGACATTCATGTCCGCACTAGCACCCTCTTGTTCTGAATGAGGGTCATCAATGATCAGGAGGTCTGCACCTTTACCCGTAACCGCACCGCCTACACCAATCGCAAAATAGTCACCCCCTTGGTTTGTGTTCCAACGACCAGCAGCCTTACTGTCTGATTGCAAACTGACATCAGGGAATATAGCTTTGTAATCTGGACTGTTGACTAAGTTCCTGACCTTCCTACCGAAGCCAACCGCTAACTCAGCCGTGTGAGCCGTTTGGATGATCTTCTTATCTGGGTACTTACCTAGAAACCATGCAGGCAATAGGTACGAAGCGAACTCACTCTTAGTATGTCTGGGGGGCATATTGATGATTAAACGCTTTAATTCGCCCTTAGCGACTCTCTCAAACGCATCAGCCATTATCTCGTGATGCTTTCCGTGTATAAAAGCTGACCACATCTCCCCAACAAAGGTCATAAAGTCTTCATGGCATTTCTCTCTACCTTTAGCTTGCTCTAGTTCTTCTAATAAGACTAATAGTTCTTGCTTTTGTATAGGAGAGAGGTTCTTGACTTTACTCAGTACATTTTTATTCATACTTAATATGTAGTATTTACTTAGTAAGTAGATACTTCTTAAATTATAAACTTATTAAGTAAATACCAGTAGGCACTTATTGGGTATATACTGGGTAATAAGTATGTACTAGGTATATATATCTACAGATTTTAACATATTGCACCCCCTTCACATAAAAAGCAACCCTAAATTTGAAAAAAATAATATGGGGGTATGAGACTCCTAGGGCTTTATATAAAACAGGGGGGGTACTTTACAGAAACAAGCTAGCAAAATGCAATATATAGGGGTAGTCTGCAAATATTAGTAATAGTTTGAGCAAAGCACTATGTATATATGATAGTCAGGTAGCCGAATCTGTCACAGGGGTGTGGGGGGTGGTAGTAGGTGTGGGTATTACTAGGAAAAAGGGGGCTTACTCCGCTTCCTGTTCACTTAATAGGGCTACTATCTTGGCTTCAATCTCTTCCTCTATGTCTACGCTATCCCTAGACTCCTTTATCTCTATGGTGTCGCTGAATAGGTTGACTGTTTTACCCAATAGGCTGAGTGCTGTTATGCGTGCTGAATCTGAGTCCGCTTCCTTGCTCTCTTGCATGAGTCTCTCAAGAACATAGTTCCTTGTTCGTAGGGAAGATGCTACTGCAGACGTTTCTTTCCTCTCTATAGCTTTATGTAAGCTTAGTGCTATCTTAGGGTTTGCTACTAACTTGCTTGCTTCTACCTCTACCCACTTCGGTATCTTCCCTGTCTTCGTTAGCGTTACATCATAAACCTTCGCGTAAGCTTCCTTATAGCTTCCTAACTTCCCCTTTATTATCTCTTCCACGAATGCCCTTTGCTTTATGGTTAGCTCTGGTTCCTTCCTCACGATCTTGAGTTCTGGTTTCTCTGTCTTATCTGTCATGGTTTTAACTCCTGTTATCAGATTAATATTATGTACCAGTAACAGTTATTTCGTAATGCTCACAGAGTGCTATCTAATATGGTGCTTAAGATAATGCTTGCAATGGTGTTCCATTCTGATAAGGTTATTCCCATAGAGCAGACGGAGGAACTCTTTAAAAGCTTCGCCAACAGCCCCAAGGTGTTGAAACAATCTCCAGAGAGATTGATAGGTTCTAGAAGTAGTTTTGGTTAAGGTTCTTGAAGAGTGGTGGCGATACCCAGAAAGACCAAAAACGAATCCGCCTAATAAAAGAAAATGGCTAGTGTGAGAGAGTGTAAAGGTTATGTGCAAGGTAACTGAAGAAGCAAGACCCACGATAACGCAGAGAGGATATTTCTATTGCCCTAATGTTTCACGTGAAACAGTAGGTATCGAGCGAGAGATTAAAGAGATAGATTCAGAAACTTTGCGGACAGTCCTCCAACTGTCGCTAGATGTGTATCTAGCCTGAATGAAGCGAAAGCAGAAACAGTAAATTAACTTAATTCGTGGAGGATTAAAACAATGGAAAAACTAACAGCACTATTAACGGATAAGATTCAAAAGCTTGTAATCAAAAATAATATTGCAAGTGCTGAGTATCTTAAAGATGTGGGTTTATTGGTATCAGAATCAACTTACAAAGAAGGGCGTTTATCACTAAGAACAGACTGCTCATATTTGCTTAATGTGAATGATTCCGAAGGGGCTCACGAGCTTTGTAAAATGATAGACGAAGTTCTATTTTCATCTGGTTATAAAACAGGCGATCCGTTTTCTGATAGAGAAATTCATCTGTATAAATTTTAACCAATATAGAGAGCGACCTAATAAGTTGCTCTCTTCTGTATCTGGAATTAACCAGACTGAAGAGCGTCCTAACGGACATGCGAAACAGATAATTAATTAATCTTATGGAGGATTAAAGATGAGAAAAATAGATAAAGATGTGGCGGTTGCATTTCTAGAAGATAGGAACTTTAGAGGTGGTAATACTGTTGTGACAACGGAAGGCGTTTGGTTGCATGGTAATCAAATTATCAGAAGCATAGATAACGGAAGTTGGGCTGAAGCCAATCAAGTTCAATTCACTTTGTGCGGTTGGGATACTCCAACGACCAGAGCCAGAATTAGTGCAATCTTAGAACTGTTAGAAGGCAACATGACTTTGAAGAAGATCAAAGGTCAAACGTATCTAGTGGACGGAATGGATAAAACTAAAATGCCTATAGCGGATGATGATTGGTATTTCCCTAGAGTTGTGGAGGTCGCTTAATGAATATACAAGTGATCTATAAACACAACTACGGAAGCTATTTATGCTATCCAGTTTGTGATGTTGCTAGAAAGCTCACTAAGCTTACAGGTACTAAGACTTTTACTAAGTACCATATAAACATTATTGAGAGCCTAGGCTATAAATTGGAAGTGATTCCTTTCATGCCTGAGAAGCATCAAATAGCGTAACCAATAAAGGGAGCAGTCTAATAAACTGCTTCCTTCTGTATAGGGAATTAACCCTACTGACGAGCGTCCTGTTATGGGATATGCGAAACAGAATAACTAACTAATGGAGGTTAGAAAAATGGAAAACGATAACGAAAAAAGAGAAGTATTGGCTGAGTTTAGAGGTCAAGGTTCAGACCCTTCTATTTATGAAAAAAACTTTGATAACTCTTATACAGTTCATGGTCATATCAATAAATACTTTTGGGTTTTGACTGAGAGCGAAAGAGAAAAGTTATTTGAAAAAAAGCTTGTTTCTTTATTAGATAAAGTAGAGGAAGGAGGTTATCAAGAAATAAATGATACTGAGATCAACTCTATTATTTGTGGTGGTTCAGATGATTTTAATTCGCCTTTTGAATCCAATACAGGTTCAGAATATATAGACGGATATTATGTTTTGAAAAATCCTGTTTCTGATAATTACGATTGGAAAGAAATACAGGAGGGATTCAAAGAAAAAAAATAAACCTACTGACGAGCTAGTGAGATTCTAGCGAAAGAAATTAAATAGGGATATCCCTAGCCTGTAACAAGGTGTTCTATAGGTGCTTGCATGGTGTGAGCATTAATTAACTAGATATAAAAGAATGGAGGTTCAATTATGAAACCTAGTAAAGCATTACAGATAATGAAATCTGTATTAAATGGTGGTAACTCGCCTTTCCTCATTGGAGGAACAGGAGTCGGTAAATCTGCGGTTGTTCAACAACTGGCAGAAGAACTGGCTAATGGTAGAAAGATAGTAACGGATAACACTAACCCAACTGCAAAGCAGTTTGGTTGGATAGACTTTAGACTGTCTCTTTATGAAACTGTTGATTTGGGAGGGTTGCCATATATAGATGATAAAGACCAACAGAAGAGAGCCTTTTTAGGCAATCTTCCTACTGGTGGAGAAGGCATACTTTTCTTTGACGAATACGCTCAAGCGAGTAGTAGCGTTCAAGCTGTAGTAGGTCAGATTATCTATGAGAAAAGAATAGGCGAGTACGTTTTGCCTGAAGGTTGGAAAATAGTTTGTGCGGGAAACCGATCAACGGATAGAGCGGGCAGTAATGTCCTTCCCTCTCATGTTGTAGGGCGTACTTCTTTAATCAACTTTGAGCATGACACAAATGACTGGCTAGCATGGGGCGTTGAGAATGATATTCATCCTGACATATTGGGATATATAAATTTTCAGCCTGATTGGTTGAATGCGTTTGACGCTAAGATCAAGACTCCTCAGCCTAGTCCTAGGTCATGGACAAGGTTGAGCGATACTCTAAAGACTAACCCTCCTATGGAGCATAAACAGGCTATCTGCGAATGTGACATAGGCGAAACTGCTTCTATAGAGTTTATGTCTTTCCTTTCTCTTAAAGATGAAGTTCCTAACCTTGAAGACATTGTTCTGGGTAAGGATGTTGAAGTGCCTGATAGTGGTGGGATTTGTTACGCTACTATTTGTGCATTGGTAACTGTAATCAAAGAAGCACCTGAATCTAAGGTTGGCAGTTATTTCACTAATGGCGTTGAGTTCGTTAAGAAATTCCCTACACCTGAATTTGGGATATTCTTTGTGCGT